GCATCCAACGCCGCGAGGATCGCGTCTCGTTCGGCGGTATCGGTGGCGGCATCGGCGGGAGTGTGTGCGATTGTTTCCATTGTCGTGTGTCCTTTAGTGGATTATGTGTAGTCAGTATCCCATAGCGCCCGGTCGCCCAGGCGCTACAGGTTACCGGCTAGATTTGCCCGGTATCCAATGCGCCGTCAATGCCGAGACGGTAGCAAGCTTCCAACATGGCGACCTTGCAATCGTACTCAGTCGCGCGTTTCGTCCAGGCGTGTTCGATACCGCCACGCTCAACCCAAACCCACCCACCCCAGACTTGTTGCGGATGGCCTGGGATATCCTCAAATCGGATCGTCTTTTGCGCCTTGTACATTGTCATACCCTCTAGGTTAGTGTGCGGCGAGCCAGCGCGTGCAAGCGGCGGCCACAAATTGACGATTGACGCTGCGGCGATTAAAGCCGCGATAGATGTAGCGGTATGTCCGCCGCACCGGTACCGGCTCGCAAGTGTCCCACTTGCCCGTAAACTTTCGCATGGCCGATACAGCGGCCACGCGCGCGCGTACGACTTGCTCGCCGTTGGCATGGACGGCCGAGACTCGCAAGCTCGCGCGATAGACGCGGCGGATGGCGTGGAATTGCTCTTTAGCGGTTTGCACGTTGTCTTTTTCCTTTTAGGTTGGTGTGTGAATCGGCATCCTCTAGCCGTCCCCATCGGCGGGACGGCTAGCAGCTGGCGATTAGATGGTGACAGTAGCGCCAACGGCGATTGGCGCACACAAGGCATCCGCATATGCGACGGCGCTAGCGCGATTCTGAAATGTGCGGCGCTCAATCACGGCACCGGCGTCTAAGTCCCGGAACGTAACGCGATAGCGCCATGCGCCTTCGCTAAGGATCGCGTCTACTTCGGCGGCTACGGCATCGGCGTGATTGATTGCGAGATGATCCATTTGCGTGTCCTCTGGTGAATGAATCGGTATGCACTAGGATACGCGCGCGCGAGAGGATTGCAAGACATTTTGTTATCAGACTATACCGGAATGGATGTAATCGCCTGACCTAGCGGTAGGTAGTCGATAGGTGCGAGATAGGTAGCAGATTGGGGCGGGATTGCCTACCGTCGCGGCCTTGAAAAATAGGGCTGAGAGCTGGAGATAGGTAAATTAGGTAGTCAGTAGATGGAAAGGTAGAAATTCTAGAGTGTTATACTGCTATACAACACTGATATCTGCAATATAGTTCCAGTCGCACGCACGCCGTCGACCGGCACCGACTGAAAACAGGGTGTCTAAAGTGCCTATCTTGCCTACCGCCCCTGCCTACCGCCTACCAACCCCCGTTTTCAGCTCGTTGCGACCAGGCCACACGCCATGTGGCGCATTGCCTACATTGCCTACCGCATGGCGATTGCCTACATGACCTACCATGCTAGGCATGACCTACAATGCCTACCAATACCGCATGACCTACATTACCTACCGCATGGGGGCGCGTAGCTAGTAGGCTACGCCTACCTTGCCTGTCGCGTGATCGCCACACGCTGTGGCTTGTCGGCTACTGGCGCGAGGCCGGGGGGGTAGGGCCGAGCAACGGGCCGTAACAGTTTCGGTGCCCCCACGCAAAATTTTTTTTGTTACGCGCACACGCTCACAACCGATAGTCTTACGCTTGCACCCACCGCAAGGTGGCGGTAGGCTTGGGGGCATGTTCAAGTCGTTGCCGTTTGAGGCTCGCCAGCTCGTTGCCACTGAGGCGCGCTTGCAGCGCATCTATGATGCGGCGGCGTTAGGGTTGAAGGGTGATGCCCTGGCGTTGGCTGCGGGGATGCTGCCGGTTGAGTACCGGCGGCTTTGTCAGTTGGATGCGATGGCGGCGATGGCGGAGGCCAAGGGGCGAGCGGACTCTGAGGTGGAGATTGCGACGTACTTGAGGGAGGCTGCGAGGAATGGGGATGCCAAGGCGGCGCTTGCAATCTTGCAGCACACTCACGGGTGGGTGGCCAAGCAGCAGGTGCAGGTTGACGTTACGCAGCAGATCAGCATATCCGCGGCGTTGCGAGAGGCGGAGTCTCGCGTCATTGATGGCCGGTTGGATGGCCGGTTGGCGTCACCGCTTGCGGCTGCATTGAGTCGTGCGGAGGATGCGGTAAGGCTGCCGATGGAGGGTGCAAGTGCAGACGCCCATCTATAGCGCCGAGGAAGAAGAAACCCTGATGGCGCGGCTGTGGTCGCCTGCCATCAAGGACGACCCGGAAGCGTTTGTGCTGTTTGTGTTCCCGTGGGGGCAGAAGGGCACCCCGTTGGAACACTTCAAAGGGCCGCGGCGGTGGCAACGCAAGGTGCTGCGCGACATCACGGCGCACATCACCCGCAACAAGGAGCTGACCAACTTTGAAGTGTTGCGCATGGCGACGGCTTCGGGGCGTGGTATCGGCAAGTCGGCGTTGGTGTCCTGGCTCATTTTGTGGATGCTGACGACGCGGATAGGCTCCACAACGATTGTGTCGGCCAACAGCGAAAGCCAGTTGCGCTCCATCACCTGGGCGGAAGTCACAAAATGGCTTGCGCTGATGATGAACAGCCATTGGTTTGAGGTCAGCGCGACCCGTGTGATGCCGGCGAAGTGGCTGGCGGAGCTGGTTGAGCGCGATCTCAAGAAAGGTACGCGCTACTGGTCGGTTGAAGGCCGCCTGTGGAGCGAGGAAAACCCCGATGCCTACGCCGGCGTTCACAATTTCGACGGCGTTTTGGTCATTTTCGACGAGGCGAGCGGTATTCCCGACCCGATTTGGTCGGTGACGGCCGGATTTTTCACGGAAAACACGCCAAATCGCTTCTGGATGGCGTTTTCCAACCCACGACGGCCGGAGGGCTACTTCTATGAGTGCTTCAACGCGAAAAGGGACTTCTGGACAACGCAAAACATCGACGCGCGCACCGTCGAGGACACCGACAAAGCGGTCTACGAGCAAATCATCGCGGAATACGGCGTTGACAGCCCCCAAGCCCGAGTTGAAGTCTACGGAGAGTTCCCCTCTGACGGAGACGACCAATTTATCAGCCCCCGGTTGGTGGATGAAGCTATGGCGCGGCCTCGTTTCAAGGACGAAAACGCTCCGCGAGTGATTGGCGTAGATCCCGCGCGCGGCGGGGCGGATGCAACGGTCATCGCCGTGCGCCAGGGGCGCGATTTGATTGCTCTGCACCGCTATCGGGGCGAGGATACGATGGCGACCGTGGGGCGGGTGATTGACGCCATTGAGCAGTACCGCCCGGCGCTGACGGTGATTGACGAAGGTGGCTTGGGCTACGGCATCCTTGACAGGCTCAAGGAGCAGCGTTACAAGGTACGAGGCGTGAACTTCGGTTGGAAATCGCGTAATCCGGCTGCTTGGCAGAACAAGCGTTCCGAAATGTGGGCGGACATGCGAGAATGGCTGAAAGGTGCAAGTGTGCCCGATGATCGGGTGCTGAAAGCCGATTTTGTCGGCCCGCACCAGAAGTTCAACTCCGCTGGTGCAATCCTTTTGGAGAGCAAGAAAGACATGAAAGCCCGTGGTTTGGCCTCGCCTGATGCGGCTGACGCCATCGCTGTGACGTTTGCATACCCTGTTGCCAGCCGCACGGAGCGCCCGTCTGAACGGCGCGTCACGCTGCGTGAGGGCGGCGGTATGTCCGGCAGTTGGATGGGCGCCTGACCGTGGCTACGGATCCTGTAGGCATGAGGGCGGCGGCGCGGTCGAGCGACCCCGCGCCCAAGGGCAAGAAGCGCAACGCGCAGGATGTCTTGGCGACGGCGCGCACGCGCATGGTGTCGGCCATCGCTGCCTATGCGGACAGTCGCGAGGACGAGCTGGATGACCTGCGGTTCATGGCGGGTAGCCCGGACAACCAGTGGCAATGGCCGCAGGATGTCTTGGCGACCCGCGGTTCGGTGCAGGGGCAGACGGTCAACGCGCGTCCGTGTTTGACCATCAACAAGCTCCCGCAGCACGTCCGGCAGGTAACGAACGAACAGCGGCAGAACCGCCCGGCCGGCAAGGTCATCCCGGTGGATGACAAGGCCGACATGGAGGTGGCCGAGATTTTCGACGGCATGGTGCGGCATATCGAGTACATCTCGGATGCCGACGTGGCCTACGACACCGCCTGCGACAATCAGGTGACGTTTGGCGAAGGGTACGTCCGCATCCTGACGAAATACTGCGACGAGGACACTTTCGACCAAGACGTGTTCATCGGGCGGGTGCGCAACTCGTTTAGCGTCTACATGGATCCCACCATCCAAGACCCTACGGGCATGGATGCGGAGTGGTGTTTCATCACCGAGGACATGACGCGCGACGAGTTTGAGCGTGCGTTCCCGGACGCCGAACCGATTTCGTCCATCATGCAGCGCGGGGTCGGTGACTCCGCGATGACGCAATGGATCAGCCGAGAGACGGTGCGCATCGCGGAATACTTCTACAAGGAATACACCCGCGCCACGCTCAACCTGTATCCGGGCAACCTGACGGCGTTCGCCGGCTCGCAAGAGGCCGCGCAGGCCGAAATGATGGGTCTGCCGGTCATCCGCACGCGCGAGGTCGACCGCTGCCAGGTCAAGTGGATCAAGACCAACGGCTACGAGATTCTTGAGGAACAGGACTGGCCGGGCGATTGGATTCCGGTCGTTCGCGCCATCGGCAACGAGTTTGAGGTTGACGGGCGTATGTACGTCTCCGGCCTTGTGCGCAACGCCAAGGACGCGCAGCGGATGTACAACTACTGGGTGAGCCAAGAGGCGGAAATGCTCGCCTTGGCGCCCAAGGCGCCGTTCATCGGTTACGGTGGCCAGTTTGAAGGCTACGAGCAGCACTGGAAAACGGCCAACACCAACAACTGGCCGTACCTTGAGGTCAACCCGGATGTGACGGACGGGCAGGGCGGCGTGTTGCCACTTCCCGCGCGCGCGCAGCCGCCGATGGCTTCTAGCGGTCTGTTGCAGGCCAAGTTGGGCGCGGCGGATGACATCAAGAGCGCCACCGGGCAGTATGATTCAAGCCTCGGAGCGCAGTCCAACGAGCGTTCGGGCAAAGCAATTCTGGCGCGTGAGAAGCAGGGCGACACCGGCACGTTCCACTACATCGACAACATCGGTAGAACCGTCCGAGCTGTCACGCGCCAGATCATCGACCTGATACCGAAAATCTACGACACGCAGCGTATCGCGCGCATCGTGGGGCTTGATGGCGAGGTCAAGACCGTCCGCATCGACCCGACGCAGCCGGAGCCGGTTCGCAAGATCACGGACGAACAGGGCGTGGTGTTGGAGAAAATCTACAACCCGTCTGTCGGCAAGTACGATGTCCGCGTGACCACCGGCCCGTCGTACATGACGAAGCGCCAGGAAGCGATGGACGCCATGAGCCAGATTCTCACGGCCAACCCGGACTTGTGGCCGGTAGCGGGCGACCTGTTCGTGAAGAACATGGACTGGCCGGGCGCGCAGGAGATTGCCAAGCGCCTTGGCAAGATGATTGACCCGAAGCTCTTGACCGACGAGGACGATCCGGCGTTGCAGGCTGCTAACATGCAGATGAAGGCGATGGCGCAAGAGATGGACATGATGCACGCGATGCTCCAGAAGGTGCAGGAATCCATGGAATCGCGCGAACTTGACATCAAGGCGTTTGAGGCCGAAACCAAGCGGATTGCGGCGGTGCAGGAGCAGATGACGCCCGAGCAGATTCAAGACATCGTGCTTGGCACCATGAGCGGCATGATGACTTCGGGCGACTTGGCACCGGAAATGCCTGAGATGCCGGAAGCCCCGCCTGACATGGGTATGGGGATGCCGCCGGAGGGTATGGCATGAAAGCCGCCGAGTTTGTAGGCCATCTGTTTGCCGCGCGCGATGTTGCGCACTCGGTTCACCTGAGTACGCGCAGCTACGCCCGCCACCAGGCGCTTTCGGGCTTCTACGACGGCATTGTTGACCTTGCCGACACCTTCGCAGAGGCGTATCAGGGTCGGCACGGACTGATGGGCGCGGTAACGATGGCGCCGATCAAAAAGACAGGTAACATTGTCGAGTTCTTGCAGGCGTCACTTGCAGAGGTTGAGGCCAACCGCTACAAGGTCTGCGAGAAGGACGACACCGCGATTCAAAACATCATCGACGAGATTGTTGGCCTGTACCTTTCCACCCTCTACAAACTGAGGTTCTTGGCCTAATGGCTACCTACAACAAGTTCCAAGCGTGGGCTGAAAATATGCCGGAGGCGGCGAACCTCGGCTCCGACCAGTTCGTGATTGCCCTCTCCAACACCGCGCCGGTTGCGACCAACAGCGTGTTGGCCGACATCACGCAGATTTCTTATACCAACCTGTCCTCGCGCAATGTCTCGACGACCAGCTCCTCGCAGACGGGCGGCACTTACACGCTCGTCCTTGCGGATCTGGTGATGACGGCATCTGGCGCTGTCGGCCCGTTCCGCTATGTCGTGCTGTACGACGACACCGTGGCGGGCGATCCGCTTGTCGGATGGTGGGACTACGGCTCGTCAATCACAATGGCGAACGCCGAAACCTTCACCGTGGACTT